GTAGAACGTTCCGTTCAGGTATGTGTGGATGCTGGAATCCTTGTAGGAGTTATTGTTGCCGAACGTGTACGTTGTGTAGATGTCCTTCATCAGCACCCATGTGCCGTTGCAGCTATCGTCATAGACGCTGGACGGCTTGCCCTGATGCACGATGATGAAATCTTTGGCCGCACCGTTGACTTTGATTTTGACGATGCTGCCAACGGCCTTTGCGCCTAATCTTACATTTGCCATAAAAATTCACCTCCTTACTCAAAATTCAATCCATGCCAGATCGGCGTTCCACACACCTGTCACGGTCAAGCCGTCAAGCGACTCAAAGGTGACGGAGAACGGATTTGCCGTTACGTCGGTCGCGATCTTCAATTGAAGGATATCGATATCCGCCTGCATCTTTGCAGCGGCGATGCGCAAGTCTTTGTGAGACTCCGGGGACAGGTCGTGCTCCTGAATCCGCTCTTCGACAAACAGCTGCAAGCTCTGCATCTCAGCGCTCAGATTGATCACGATCTCCGCATCCCGGGAGATCACGATCACCACAGTGAAAACGAACTCAAACTCCTGATCGGTGGAAGCCGCCGGGATCTCGACACCGCGGTCATCCTGCACGAGGAGCAGGAGCGTATCTTCTGCCGCCCCGGTCTGCCGCCCGAAGAGGGCAATCTGATGCAGGGTGTAGGTATCCTCCGCGCCGGTAATGCGAATCTTCACGCGGCGGGCAGCGCTGCCGTTTTCTTCAACAGGCTCGATGCCAAGCAGCTCAAGCGCATGCCGCTCGCCGGTGACGTCGGTCTGCGCGTGGAGCACAGCGGCATTTGCAAGACCGCTTCCTCCGACAGCCTGCGTAATCGTGAGCTGCTTGCCCGATACGGCATCCATCAGCAGCTCAATACCGGCGTCGGTATAAGCCAGCGTTTCCCAACTCATTGTGTGTCCTCCTTTTTGATTTCAGGCATCCGCACCGATGCAAGGATTCTTGTGCCGCAGGGTGCGGCGGCAGCGTAGGCATATGCTTCTACGGGGTCACAGAACAGATACATTCCTAACACGATATGCGCAGGCTTGATCTGGTTTACCATGTGGATCAGTTCTTCGCGGTGAAGCTTATCTTCAACGTGAGTGCCGATGGTCAGCAGGTAAGCCGGATAATCCACGCGGCATGTCCACCGGCCAACGCCCAGTAACGTGTCGAGCTGTTGGTACAGAAATGCAAGTGTAAAGGGTGGGCGGGTGCACAAACGCGACAGAATGCGCTGCCGTCGAAAACTCAGCGTTTCGGTCAAAGGCTTTGCCCGGATATGCAGGACTTGTTCCCATTTCTGCACAGAATCCACATCCATGGTCTGGACAAAAAAGTTCTGCCCGATGACCCGTACACTATCAGCTGTCCGGGAAAATTGTGCTTTTTCAGCGTCACAGACCTGCTGGTATTCCGCAATTTCCCGGTAAAAAGGCGGCAAAAGGGAATGCAGGTCATGGTTCAGGTCAAGTTCCATGTAGTTCCACCTTCCCCAGCACCGGAACCTGCTGCAAAGCACCGGTCTGCTGCAGCGCCATGTCCGCAGCAATCCCATTGAGCGTCAGAGCCGAAACATTGACGACCCCATCAAGAGAGATGAGCGCGGCAAGGACACGAGCAAGATACACCTCTGCCGAGTAGGCAATGGCCGTACTGCTGATATTGACATCCCAGTTTTTACGAATCTGCAGCAGGTAGGCACTGACAGCGTCCTGCGCAGGCTGCTGTACGGTTTCAAGTTCGTGTCCGGATGCAAGGGTCAGCGTGGCAGAAATGTCTACAGGCACTGTCTGCGGCGCTGTGACGGTCACCTGCGCACCGATGGGCGCAAGCCCAAGGCCAAGCCCCTGACCGGGCGGGGGATCGATGGCATTCTGTACCATCTGCACAAGATCACTGGACGCAGGAAGAAAGTCGGCTCCCAAGATTGAGCAGCACACCGTTCCGCCACCATCCCACACGGGGTAGACCTGCACAGCGCCCACGCCGTCTATCGCTTCGATCTCCTCAACGTACTGTGCCACGTTTCCACCAAAGCTGCGGCTGTTCAGACGTTCAATGATTCTCGCGCGGAAAGGCTCATCCTCTTCGGTGTTTTCGCCGGGAATCAGAAGATCCGTCAACTGAGCGCTGTTCAATCCTTCAATGGAATCAATCGGCAGAATGGGGCCGGAGTATCGGTTGCCGATATCACCGGCAGTCTCAGCCTGCAGACGGTAGGCGCTTCCCTCCGTAATGGTGGAGATGACCACAAAATTGATACTCTCAGTGCCATTGATCGTTGAAAATCGCGCACCGATCGGAACCTCACAGTCAAAGATGCCGACCTTTACAGCGGCGGAAGCCTGCTTGCGGGTGATACCGGCCAGCACTGCCAGAAGATCCAGCGAATCGCCGGAGGCTGTCTGGACGAACGCCTGTTTCTGCACAAGGTCGAGGCTCAGATAAAAGCCCTCAAGCACGTAGGCTGCCGGGCCGAGTGAAGTCTGGATAGGGCTGGTATCGCGCTTATCATAGGTATCCGGCACCAGTGAAAGCATGTAGTCGAGGATGTTTTTATAGGTTGCATCTGAAAAGTTCTGCATCAGAATTTCACCTCCGTTCCGGTCTCAACATCGCCGTAGACTGTTTCGACGGTAAAACTCACCGTCAAATTCTGCCCGTCGATGCTGTATTCGTAGTTTTTTAACCCCGTGATGCGGTCGTCTGTCAGCAGAGCATCCTGCAGACGGCGCTGCAGTTCTGCGGCAACATAACCGGCATCCTGTCCGACCAGCCCATCCCATTGCATACCGCTTGCAGGCTGGTAGATCTGCCAGCGATAGCGCTCTACGTTCAGGATGATCTCCACTGCCTGCTTTACGGCATCATAGCCGTCGCATGTTCCGGCGATACGTCCAGCTGCACGGTCGATCTTCCATGTCAGGGAAGGCTGAGCGACAAACTCAACGCCGCCCGATAAATCGATGCTGTTTTCCGGCAATACGGCCATTTAATCACCACCTTCATATACACGAGATAACACGACGAACTTCTGGCCACGCTGCACACGCAGAAGAAGCACCTTGTCACCGGCTTTCAGGGCAGGGTTGAGGATGATATATTTCTTATCCTTGCTCAGTGAAAGGACTTTTCCATTCTCCCAGCCTTTGATGTCCTCGCTCTGTACAGAGCTGTCTGCGCCCCCTGAGAGCAGGGAATAACCAGTGTAAGGCTCCGATGGGCTGCCTGTGCTGCCGTGAACACCAGCGTGTATATGGGGCATGGCGTGCCGGTGTTTCAGCAGCGGGATCTTCTTTTCAATGACCGGCTCTGCAAGGTAGAGAATATCCTGCCGCAGTGTAGCCATTTCCGTGTTGATGGAGATTTCCAGCACATCATCATCGGGCGGGGCCTTTACCACGGTGCCGATCTGCAGATCGGTGGGCTGGTCAACGTCTCCGGCAACCCGGTTCAGCTGCAAAAGTGCTTCCACGATGTCCAAAAGATTTCCCTCCCTTACAGAGCTTTTGCTTCCAGTTCCATGGTGTGCAGATCGTTTTCCCACGTATGAGAGACCTTTTCCAGCATGACATACTTGCGGAACGGGTCGCCGTCAAGATCATTGATATTGACCAGAAGAAGCTGTCCCGCCCGCAGGCTATTGACACCCAGCGAGGTGAATTTGAGTTGCTGCAGAACGCGATTGTAATACTCCAGACTGACCTTTGCCTGCTCCTTGACCTGTGCGTCTGTGGCCGCTTCGTCCACCTTTTGATAGAGCTGCAGCAAGCCCCAGCGGGCAATGGTGTCCGAATCCTTTCGGATAAAAACATCGGACTTGCCGGTCTCCTTGTTCGGACGCACCAGCTTGATGCTGTTGTAGGTCTGGGAGTCAATGGACGTGTTGTAGCTGTAGTTGGTCATCAGGCTCTTTTCGCCGATGATGTAGTCGCTCTTCATATCAGCTGCAGAGCGCAGAGCAACACCATCTCCAGAATCGTAAAAAACAAAGACCGTGCCGGTATTCAGCAAGGTCTTCTGGATGGCAGTATTGATGATGTCGATGCAGCTTTTATCCTGCATCACGAGGGAGGGGAGTTTGTAGCCGGTATCGGCCAGCGTGCCCACATCTACCTGCAGGTCTTCACAGATCTGCTTGATAATGTCGGCGGCGCTCTGGGCATAAAATGTGTAGCTGTTATTTGCTTTCAGGTAGCGCAGCCGGTCATAGCAGACCACATCCACAGGCCCCCAACGGTCCTGCCCGCGGCTGAATACCCATCCATAAAACTGCAGTTCTCCATCTGCGGAAAACCGTACAACGTCGCCCTCTTCGATTTTGGATTGCGGCGTGCGCAGATAGGTGAAGGTAAGCTTGCCGGGATTCCCGGTGCGCTGGGTGATCCAGCTTGCGGTTGTTACGCTGTTAGTGAGGTTTAGCAGGTCTCCGGGCGTTTTGCGGCCCACGATCAGTTCATAGCTCACCGGTTCACCTCCGTGAGGTCAGAAGCGGACATCCAGCCGAATACCACCCCGGAAAGATCCTGCACGCAATACGGATGCGGGTTTGTGCGGGATACGATGCGCCGTACCTGCACCTGCTGGCCGCTGAGCGTGCCGGCAGGTGTTGGTGCAGTGCTGGTGCTGTAATATTTCCCGTTTGCCTTACGCTGGGCACCCACATAGAGTTTGCTGCTTTGGATGCTGCGTGCTGGAGTAAGGATCACTTTTACAGCACTGACAGTAGACGTTGCGACAGCAGCGGCAGAAAGCGCCCGCGTGACAGTGTTCAGCGCAGAGGATGCCGTAGTGGCTGCAGGCGAGAAGTTTCCGCTGCTGCCCTGCAGAACAGCCTTCTGCGGTGAAAAGTCCTTGTATTCAGTAATGGTCAGGTCAAAGTAAAAGTCGCCGGTCTCGCCGCCGCGCTCCTCGGTCTTGAAACTGGTAACAAGGCACTCAAAACCCATGCCGCCACCCAGAAACGGGGTGCCGTTCTCATAATAGCGCACCGGCGTATAGACGATGGGCCTTTTCTGATCCATTGCGCTCTTGAAAAACGTAATGTACACCGATGGCGGTAAAAACACGGCCGCGCTCATCCATGGGAGCCTGCGTCCGGGAAACAGACCGGAGATCGTTACCTTACGCAGCTTTGGCGTGCGCGGCTGCATGACAGGGCCAAGGCCAAGCACATTATACTCGCCATTGTCGGATTCTTTGGTCTCCGGAAGCTTTTCCGGGTTGATGGGCAGGGACAGCACGGTGCTGTCCCGTGAAAAATAAATGCGGTAAAGGCTCGGCATACATTCTCCTTAATTGACCGCAACGACACTGCCACTCTGCACGCGCTCCATAATGAGGTCGCCCAGAAGATCGGCAAGGCTCTGGCGGTCGGCTTCAGTGTTTCCGGTGTTCTGGCCTTGAACAGTAATGACCGGGGCCTGCGAGGTGAGGTTGATGTTGTTCACGAATTTACGTTCCGCAATATCAACCATCATCTTGAGCTGCTCATCTGAAAGATCAACCGTTTTTGCGATCTTACCGGTGTTGTTCTTAATTGCGCCAACATTATTCAGCAGTGAATTGACATCTGCTGCCTGCGGAACGCCCAGATCGCCAAGACCGCCCGGCCCGAACAGGTTGCCAAGGCTGAGGTTGGAACCCCAATCATATCCTCTGGTGTAGGCGCTGCCGAGATCCATGTTCTCCCACGGCTTCACATACTCGGTATAGCCGCTGTTCTGGATCTCATCGCTCCGTTTTTTGGCAAGATCGGTGATCCAGCCGCCCAGGCCGCTGGTCAGATCGACCGTCACGCCGGGGATCATGTTGATAAGCCCCTCAACAGCGGACGCAATATTCTGCATATACTGCAAAACGGTGATTGCCATATCATAGAACAGAACTTTCACAGCTGCGACCGGGTTCGTGAACACATTGCCCACAAAGTTTGCAAACATGGCAAATCCATTCTGCAGGGGAACCAGAACACTGTTGAACACGAATGCACCCATCACAGCAAATGCGCCCGTAATGATACCTGTAGCGGAAACGCTTGTGCCTGCAAAGTGGTTCATCACAGCAACACCTGCATACAGGGCAGCTACCAGCACCAGAACGGCGGCAGCGGCCAGTGCGGCCGGGTTTGCGGCCATGACGGCATTGAGAAATGCCTGTGCGGCAGCGGCTTTCTCAGAAGCAAATGCCAGAATGTTCGTCCAGTTGGCGGCGATCAGCAGCACACCAAAGGCGGTTCCCAGAGAAATCACAATGGGGACAACCGTCTGGATGTTGTTCGCTACCCAGTTGATGGCTGACAGCAGCGGGTCAAGGGCACGGATGGCAGCGTTGGAAGCCACCGTCCAAACCTGCGCCCAAGTCATGGGGGTTTTGGAAAATTCAGCGTTGGTCTCTGCTGCGGCTGCAAACATGGCGTTTTTTACAATGGCGGCGGTGATCTGCCCCTGTGCACCCATTTCGCGCAGCTTGCCCATATCCACCTGCAGATAGTCCGCAATGGATCTTGCAATGGCCGGTGCCTGTTCCATGACGCTGTTCAGTTCATCGCCGCGCAGCACGCCGGACGCAAGGCCCTGTTCCAGTTGAAGGATTGCAGCCTGCGCAGCTTGCCCGGATGCGCCGGAGAGCGCAAGCTGTTTGTTCAACTGTTCTGCAAACTGAACGATCTCCTTTGTGTTGCCAAATGCGCTGCCCGCCATAGTACCCAACTGTGAAACCAGCCCCATGGTGTCCATAAAATTGCCGCGGGAACGCTGCGCGGACTGATAGATCATGGTCTCAAGCTGCTGCGTGGTCTGCAGGCCATCGTTCATACGGTCAAGCCGGGCGCGGGTAGAAACCAAGCTGTCTGAAAGGTCTACGGCTCTTTTCAGCCCCTGAATACTGAGGTAAGAAGCAGCAAGCCGTTTCACAGCGCTTGTCAGAGCATCAGCGGAAGACGTGGCCGCTTTCTGATTGTCCGAAAGTTCTTTGGTGCTTTTGGATGCTTTTTCAGCGGCATCGGCCTGATCTTTAAATGCAGCGGCTTCTTTTTCCACCGCAGCCTGCGTTTCACGGGCTTTTCCGGTAAGGATGCCGGTTTGTGTACCCAGCGCTTCCACCTTCAAACGCAGGCGTTCGTTCTGGGTCTCAAGCTGTTTGTACGCAGCGGTGCCCGCTTCACCGGCAGCGCGCATGGCATCCAGCTGCTGAGCACTGGCTTCAAAGGCCGCAGTTGCCTTAGCAGAAGCAAGCTCTGTGATCCGCAGTGCGGATTCATAGCTTTTCAGCTGGCGCTGTGCAGCGGTGGTGGCAGAAGCCGCATTCTTTGCGACTGTGATATACCCGGCCAGCGGATTGGAAGCCTGATCGTCCAGAATGAACCGGGAATGGATATCAGCCACTGTGTCCAGCCTCCTTCATCTGTCGGGATTCTTTTAAGCGCTTTTCCATTGTACGCAAAGCAAATGCCCGGACCAGAGCCTTTTCACGCTCCGGCAGGGCATCGTATTGACCGGGGGACCAGCCGAGATTGTCAAAACAGTAGTAAGCTGTCAGAACATCAATATCCCAGAGGTCCCCGGCGATCAGTTTTTTGCTTCTTCGTCCGGGCCTTCATCCAAGCCGGACAGTTCGTTGATTGCGGTGATGAGTTTGAGAAACTCACCGGCCAGCAGCATCTTGCCGGGGACCTGGACAGGATCTTTGGTGTTATAGTTTTCGCACAGCTCAGCGCTGTGAAAGTCGGGGAATACCGTTGCAGCCACGATCATGCGGCTGGAATATTCGTTGGCATCCATCTCGTCCTGCCACTGCTGGCCTACCTTTTTCTTGCGGGTGGATGCCTTGAGCAGGGAAGAATTTTCTTCCTGGGTCAGGGCGCGGATCTTAAACGGAACAGGTTTGCCATCTGCGCCGAGAAAGCGCTTGGAAATGACAAGCTCCTTTTCTTCCGTAGGAACAGCGGGATGCAGAAATGCGGAAAGTGCGCTCATAAAGAATACCTCCTATCAGTTGCCCAGATTGACCGGGTCGGAAAATGCTTTCAGACGGTTTACCTTGGTGTAGCTGAAATTAAAGTCATAGTTCAGCATTGCTTCGTCGTCGTTCAGGATGGACAGCGGAATCTCACCGGTCAGCATACAGCCATAATAGCCCATGACCTGATCGCCCACGCTGGCCGTGGGGTCGTTGTTGGTGATGGTGATATCAAAGGTTTCCATTACACCAGTGTTGATATACTGCAGCAGCATATCGGTGAACAGGTTGCTGCCGTTGGAACCAAAGTAGACATTGCCGGTGCCGGTCTGCGTGACACCATTGGCCTTTTTCTGCACCGTGCGGGTGCCGATGGTCTTCATGTCCGAGGTCTGAATGCCAGCCACAGTCTTGATGTTTTTCATGCCGCAGATCTCTGTGATGCGGCCATCACGAGTGACGGTGATTTTGCCTTCGGCACCGTTCAGGGTGTCCTGTGCAAGCAAATACATTAAAATCCCTCCTTACGACACATCCAGCGTGATGTAGATCTTGTTGGTGCTGCCCACGGCTTCGATCGCCAGCGTGATAAGCACCGCGTCCTTGGCATCGCCCTTCTCAACGGTGACATCGGTTTCGCCATCAAAGTTCTGGATGCCACCGGATGCCTGCAGCTGGGTCAGGTACTTCACGACGGCGCTCTTGTACTCCATGCGGCCCGCATCGGTGTTGTCCACAATGCCCACATAGTTCTTGGAGAACTGAGAATACAGGTCGTTGGCGATGGTGTTGCACAGCCGCATGGTACGGTTGTAGCGGTACACCTCGCCGATCTCCGAAGTGTAGGTGACCAGAGAATTGATATCATACTCCACGCGGACTGTACCATCATCGGCATTCAGGACGAACTTGCCGGAATTGATGGCATCCACGTACTGGCTGTGGGTCAGCCGGGGAGAGATGTCCACAGCATTGGGATAGACGGCGTTGGTCAGATCCTGTCCGTAGGTGGCGGCAGCCAGTGCGCCGCCTGCCCACCAGCACACCTGCTGCGGGGTCAGGGTTGTGCCATCGTCCAGCACAACGCCGGTGTCCACGTTGACGATATAGCGGGTGTCAGGATTGGTGCTGCCGGATTCCACCAGCTGAGAATAGCGGCCCGTCTCGGTATTGACCCGCTTGATGAAGCTTTCCATCGCGGTACGCGCCGTGTTGTCCGCGCCATCGTAGATCAGCACATCGAACTTGTAGGGCTCAATGGCGGTCAGGAATGCGCTGTAAGCCGAAGCTGCTACCACGCCGTCCTCTCCGCCGGTCAGGGCAGTTCCGACATTGGCAGTCAGAGCGCCGGTGCCGCTCCAGTCCACCCAGCTGTTTGCAGCCAGTTCTTCCACCGTCTTGGCGGTCTGCTGGTCTTTGATCTCACCATCCACTACAGTTGAGACCTCAAAGCTGCCTTCCGGCGAGGAAAGCGCCGTCACAACGACGGAGATATCGTTCCCGCGTACGCCCACATACTTTGCGGTAGCGGTCAGCGGCGCGATCTCCATGGTGGCTTTTACGGCACCACTGGCCGTGGGACGGTACAGCAGTACCTTGCGGGGCGCTGCCGTGCGGTTGGTGCCCTTGAAGATCTCGGTCAGAAACCGGTTTTCCGGCGCAGTAATATCATAACCGGTGTACACGGTCATGTCGGCACCGGCATCGATCTCAATCACTTTGGCCGTCGGACCCCAATGCAGAGGTTCACAGAGCGCAGCAATGCCGCGGTCGCCGACGGTCAGATCCTGTTTGTTCTTCGACCGGAAGCGAAAGTAAACGCCCGGCCGGACTTTGTTTTGTACGGTAAAGGTTCCACCTGCTGCCATAGCGGGTCACTCCTTCCAAAAATCTTTCACAGCGGCCTGCGCCTCTGCGAGGGTGTAATACGGTTTGTTCAGTACCGCAGCCAGAAAGTCCGGCTGATATCTCGCAAAACGCGGGTCCTTCAGCAGAACTTCACGGCGATACTGGGTTTCTTTTTCTTTCATTTATCCACCTTCTGATCGATGCTCAGGGTCTGCATCTTTACAGCATCTTCGGGCTTTTCCACAAAAATACGCAGCTCGAATTTGTAATGCAAACCGTCGGAATCAATGTCTGTCTTGCGGTCATAGGCCCGCAGCAGGGCGGTGTCTGTACCATCGGTATAGGGAAACACCTCCATGCAGAGGTCTAAGGTTTCTGCGGCGGAACTGTACTGCTGCTGCAGGTCAGGCAGGTTGTAATCCAGCAGATAGGTCAGGTCTACGCCGATGGTGCGCAGCCAGCGCCCACCCGGGTGCGGTTTGATGTTGGAATACCGCTGCTGCAGGAACATGCAGGGCGGTTCTACACCCTGCTGGGCGGGATCTTCAAGCATCTGCACACCGGGCAGGACAGGCGCGAGATGTGCCGCCAGCGAACGTGCAATGGTTGTAACTGTAAAGTTCATCTCAGGATCCTTTCCAGCTCTCTGCCGGTTCTTTCCAGTTCCGCCTGCAGCGTTTCTTCGTAAGCCTGCTGGGCAGCATCGGTCATGTGCAAGCCTTCCACGTACTGCGTTTGGGTGCCCACCATGATGCCCACCTCATCTTTCCGGCTGGGGTCATATTCCAGCAGGCCGGAAGCAGGGTTCACATACAGGCCGGGCACAAAATGTTTGTCCATCCGGTGGCCGTCATTCACAAAAGAAGCATATTCTTTGTTATTATTCAGCTCGGTGACATACTGCCCGGCCTGCTGCTCCGGGATGATCTTGCTGTCCGTGGCCCAATGCTGCTTCAGTTCACCGGTGCGGGTGTTGATGCCGCTCAGGCTGTCTGCTGTGGGCGGGGTCTTTTCCTGTGCGGCTTCCACTGCGCGGATGGTGGCGTTCTTCGCGGCAACAGAAATCATATCCGGCAGAACTTTTTGAGCTGCTTCCAGTTTTTGAATGTATTCATCCAGCGTCATTTCACACGCTCCTGCTTCAACAGTGTGATCTCCTGATGGGCCAGCCCCGGCATGACCGCACCGAAGGGTTCATAATAGCGCTCCGGTGTGTCTGCAAAATAGCGCTCGTCCGGCGCAGTATAACCCAGCTTTGCACCTCTGTGGATCACCAGCTCATCTCCGGGCTTGATATCCACTTCGATGCCGCAGGCCAGCTTATCGGTCTGGGTGATGCTGGCAGCAGTCTGGTTCATCTGCAGCCCGCTGGGCTTTGTCTGATAGACCCGGCAGGCAACACCGGAAAGCACCTTCCTGCGTTCCATGTGGGTCAGGCTGTTCTCGGTCACTTTCTCATTGCGGAACACATCTGCCGTGTCGGTGTACCAGTCCGTCCAGTCCATCCTTCATCACCTCAGATCACATAACTGCCCGCAAGCCCGATGAACCGGGCGCGGTTGGCCAGCATCTGGCCGTAAGTGGTAGCATTCAGGTCGCCCCAGTCCTCAGTGCCTGCGGTCAGGGCGGAGGTGTCGTAGGTCACAGAACTGTCGCCCAGTGTGGCGGATTTCACCACGCCCACCAGTGCACCGGAAGCTGCAGCCTGCGCAGGCGTTGCGCTGCTTTCAGCAAAGGTGCGCAGCTGCAGGGTCACGTAATGTGCCACATACAGCCCCACGGCGTAGTGCCAGCTGTACAGCCATTTGTCCGGCTGTACGCTGACATTGGCCATGCGCACGATCTCATTCAGCAGAGCATCCGGCAGGTGACACTTGCCGTCGGCATTGCAGAACTGCGGATATTCTTCCTTGAACTGCTCAGCGGTGTAATTTCCGACGCTGCCGCCGAGGTTCGCCGCCTGCTGGCGGACTCCACCAAACTGTGCACCGTAGATCATGCCGTTCTCCTTACTCTGCCGCAGCAGGCTCTGCGGGCTTCTCCTCAGCCTTGGCCCTGCGGGTCTTTACCGGCTTTTCAGCTGCAGCCTGAATGTCCTTATCGCGGTGTTCGGTGGCAACGATCTTACCATCGGCCGCCAGTGCCTTAAAATAGGCCGTCTCCGCGGCCCAGTCGGGGACGGTGGCAAAACCATCCTTTTTCAGCACGACCGGTGCAACACCGGGTGCAGGGCTGGGAATGATGATGTTGCGCTTTGCGAGGATGAACATGATGCTTCTCCTTTCTCAGATGCCGTCCACGTACAGAATGGAGGTGGGGTAGAACAGCTGCACCTCGGAAATGTTTGCCATGTATGCAGTATCATAGCAGACATTGGTCACGTTAGGAGCAGTCATGATGCGGCTCATAGGCACCAGTTCGTCCATCTTGATGTAACGGGGCTTGTTCACGTAACCCACCATGCGGTCGGTCTTGCCGGTACCTGCGCCCTTACACCAGCGGCAGCCGCCGATGAACAACTCACCACCATTCTTGACAGCGGCGTTGTTCTTCATCAGGAAGTCGTAGATGGTCTCGGATGCCAGATCGGACACCATGGTGGTCAGGATGTAGTTGTACTGCTCATAAGGCAGCAGGATGTGGTTGGGGATGGCATCGGTGTCATACTCGCAGGAAGCCCACACAGCGCTCAGCAGGTCGTTCACGTCCTTCAGGATCTGCTGCGGGGTCTTATCCTTCCACTTGGTAGAGGAGGAGTCCGCACCATTGCTGGCAGCAGTGGTCTCGGTGACATTGGGGTTGTTCATCAGGCCGGTGGTGCCGTAGTCCTCGAAGCCGGTGTAGACGTTGGCATCCATGTGCTTGTCGTAGGTCAGGCGGATGCCGTCCTGCAGCAGCTGATCAAGGCTGCGGCCGATGAGGTTGGAGCGCTGCATGTCCACGAAGTTCACGCGCAGAGCCGCGCTGAACAGGTGCGCCTTGTATGCGCCCTTGGCAACGTTGGCCTGAATGATGGGCGTGCCGTTGGCACCGCCTGCACCCACAGCACCGGAGCCGGAGCCGCCGGTGATGCCGTAGGCCACGTTCATGGCGGTGACGTAGTCCACCCAGCCGCCGCCGGTCTGGATGGGGATATCGCGGGCATAGGTGACGCTGGTGAGGGGCTTGCGGATCAGCGGGTCACGCTTTTCCAGCTCACTGGTCAGGAATGCGCCACCAGACGCAATGCCTGCTGCGTCCATGGTAAAAGAAGAGCCGGACGGCGCAACACCGCCCAGCTTCGGGGTAAACACACCGGCATCGAAATTGCCGACATTCTGGAAATCTGCCATATTCTGTTCCTCCTGTTACACGTTCTGACGGGTGAGAATGACCAGCTCGGCCACGCCGTTTGCGTCTGCAGAGCCGCCCCACTGGCAACCGGTCAGCTTTACGGTGTTGGCGCTGGTGCTGTCTGCCTCGGCCTCAAAGCCGCCCACGACAGCATTGGGGAGCGAAGTGTTCTTGATGATGCGCACGTACACTGCGCCGCCGCGCTTCGGGGTGCCCTTCTGGCACAGCACGTTGATGCTGCCGCGCTGGAACACGCTGCCAGCATCGCCGGTGGTGTATGTGCCGGTGTTCTGGTCAGTGTAAGACAGGGCAGAGCGCATCTCGCGGCCTGCCACGCCCGCAAACCTGTCTGCGGTAACGCCGGAGCCCTGCATCAGGACAACGGCACCATTTGCATCATACATCAGAGCCATGCCGAAGGGCAGGGGCTCTTTTTCGCCCACAGGGCGAGTTACAACGATCATGTCGGGCTGGCGTGCGTAGGAACCGGCAAAGCCGTGCTCCATCTCCGCGCCGATGATCTGCGGATTGAGCTGAGAAAGTGCCATACGATCAAGCCTCCTTATGCTTGTGCGGGTTGAATGCGTCATACGCGGCCTGCGATTCTTCACAGACTGCTTCGTAGCTGGTGCGGCCGGAACGGTGGGCAGCCTGTGCTGCGCTGTCCTGTGCGGCCTTGGTGATGCCTGCCAGCAGGCCGTCCACGCCGTCATCCTTGCCGGGGTCAGCGTCGGCGGGCGGCTGTACAGGCTCCTGTGCCTTCTGCGACAGCGCCTTTACCAGCGTGGTCACGGCGTTCAGGATAGCATCCAGCTTGGCATCAATACTGTTGCCTGCGGGCTTTTCTGCCGGTGCAGGCGGGACACTGTCCTCTGCGGGGGCAGTTTCGGCCACAGGGGGCTGTGCGTCTTTTGCGGGTTCAGCTTCCGGCGCAGATGCGGGTGCGGCTTCCGGCGCGGCAGTCACAACAGCGGCGGGGTTCTTTTCGGATTCGTTCATTGCAGTTCCTTTCTCCGCCGGTGCGGCGGCACTGTCCTGAATGGCAACCAGATGCCCTGCGCGCCCTCTGGGCACGATCGCAACATGGTTTCCTCGGATATTAGTCTGGCGGTATCCCGTGCCATCCGGCGTGTAGCAGCACCGGTAGCCGCAGGACACCTCCCGCGTCACGCCGTTTTCCACATCAGAGATCAGGCCGGGATCCTTCAGGTGAAGGTCAGCGACAAGATAATCGCCCTCCCGGTGAACATTCTCTGCGTGGCCCTTGGCGTAAAGGGCGTGATTTTCCGGCATCAGGCGTTCAGGAGGATGATTCTGGGTTACATCCTTACCCTCGAAACTGGCAACTGCTGCCGGGTCGAACACATCTTCAGGGCGGCGCTGCACCTGCACAAGGCGGTCAGGATCGCCGTCAAGGCCCAGTTCCCCGGCAAAGTATTCCTGCTGGCCGATGCGCGCAATGGGCACGTCATGGCAGATGAGGAAGCCCTCCGGGGTCTTGGTCATGTGTTCGCTGATTTTACTGCCGTAATAGGCAATCAAGGGGCATCACCTCCGAAAAATGGGTATAAAAAAACACGGTGCTGTCTGCATCGGGTTCGTTTCAGGTTTGGCGGTCACGGTAAGCGCTCACCCAGCCCTGATATTTTTCATCCCCGGCCAGCTTGTGCCGCTGGAAGGTGGCAAAGGTCTTGGGTACCTCGTCGCCCAGGGCGGTGCGGTAGCGTTCCCACTGCCGGTACTGAGCAAGCCACTTGGCACGGCCCTGTTCTTTGTCGCGGTAGGCTTTGATCTGTGCTTCGGTGCGCGGGTCGCGGCTGTAGGGGTTCGTCTTGGGGCTGGAAAAGCGCCTGATACGCTCAAGCTCTTCCGGCGTTCGTCCTGCCGGTGTCCACGGGCGGAGACTGTGCAGGCAGTTGGGGTGGATGTTCAGCCAGCTGTTGGAAAGATCATCCGGCCCAGCGGGGTCCATCTTGCCGAAGGCGTCTGAAAGCGGCGGGAAGGTCTTTTCCGCTGCGGCTGTACACCCGGCCCTCGTAGGGAGCGCACAGGGCACAGGTGGTGCCGTGGGCGCTGATCTGGTATAGATCCTGTTCCGGGTCAGCGGTTATCACAGACAAGATCTCTGCCTGCCGCGAGGTGGAGCGGGAGACCATTGTTGCATAGGTGTGCAGGCTCCAGTTCCGGCCTGCTTTGTCAGTGAAGGCTGTCACGCCTTCCCGGCGCAGAGCGTCCACAAAGGCGGGCACGCTCTGGTTGATGCCACGCCCTGCAGCCTGCTGTTCGGCTACCTGTTCCAGCCCAACGCGCCGGTAAATGTCCGGTTCCGTGCGGCCCAGCAGGGCACTCTGCAGGCCTGCCAGCACAGTGCTGTGGGCATCGGTCAGCTGGCCCATGAGGTTCATGGTCAGCCGCTGCACAATGTCCGTCTGGGTGCTGGTGAGGGTCTTAGCATTGAGATACCCGGCCCGATGCTTTTCTACCGTCTCGCCGGGCACAGCTCTGGCATCCGGGCGGCGCACATAGAACTGCGCTTCCACAAGGCGCGGTACATACTCCCAGTCCTGCGTTTCAAGCTGGCGGAGAATGGCCTGCACCCGTTCCAGAGCAGCCACAGCGTGATAATCCACAAGGCCTTGACTGCGCAGACGGCCGATCTCGTTGATGATATCTGTTTCGGCACGCAGGTACAGCCGGATGAGCCGTTCCAGTTCCCGGTCAGGGGATGCACGGGCAAGGGTGGGCATAGGCTTCCTCCTGAAAATGGGCAAAAGAAAAGCGCCGGACTTTCGTCTGACGCTTGTACTGTTAAATTAAATGCAGGGCACTGTTTCCTTGATCGTTTTGAGGAAAGCAGCGGCCTTTTTCATCATGCTGTTTTCCTGCAAAAACTCAATGCCTTTCTGCGTAATGCGAAGGTCAATGACTTTGACGCTGACAGCGGAGCCGATCGACGCAGGGAAAACAAGCCCTACAATATAGCCTTCTTCTGTCAGGCTGCGCATGATGTTGAACCAGTACCCCACGGGGATATGAAGAACATCCGCTGAAATGCAGTCCATATCAGGCCGTTCGCCAGCTTTGAAGCAGGCGTAGAGATATGAAAGAATGCGATATGCAAGAACAAAGTAATCATCCTTGGCCATAGGTCAATTCTCCTCAAGGTCTAGCCCATCGTCGCCCGGAGTAAGCCCGTCCGGGGCAACTTCATCGAAGTATTCGATAAGTTCTTTCATGCTTGCATCCGGGTGCTTTTGTGCATACTCAAGCATCTCGTCCTCAACCTGATATCCTGCCGGTGCATTCAAAAGCCAAAGCAAATTATTTTCGTCCTCATAGGACATCTCGACATCAGAGGCAGGTTCATAGTGCTCACGAACATACTGCACCCATACAGATTCCTGCTTGCTCATTTTTTCCTCCTGTTCGTGATTGGAATGCGCCGTTCAACGCTCAGTCCACCAAAGCCATCTGCAGTAACGTGGTACTGATAATTGGCATCCCGAATAATGACCTTTTCACCAGCCAGAAGCCCCGGGTACTGCGTGTTCAACACACCGGTGAGCCTTGCATAGGTCTTGGGCTTGAGCTGAATTTTGCTCTCGCTCCTCTGCGGAGACGGTGCGTACTTGGTTTTCTCTATTTTACCGCTCCCGCCGCCGCTTGTAAAGCGTCCGTCGGAGGGGTCGTGGCGGGAGTTGAAATCGAATACCGAGGTGTCCGCAGTAGGAACCTCCATTCCGGTCAGATTTTCTGTCAGCCCCGCCAGCGGGTCGCGCATGGCGGTCACGTCCTGATAAGTCTTGCCCGCATTAGCGGCAATGGCTTCATCGGTGATACTGCCGAACATGCCGGTCTCATCGCTCAGGCGGCGCAGCTCCTGCTGTGCAGCGGGCACATCCAGCAAGCCGGACTGAAACGCACTAACGATGCTGTCAGCCTTGATTTTGGCAATGTCGGCGGTCTCTTTTGCGGTTGGTGTCCACAGCGGCGGGAAGCTGAGGTCTGCATCTTCCAGCTGGATGCCTGCGGAACGGGCCAGAACAGGCAGCAGCTTTTCCAGAACCGGGCGCAGTCTGCTTTCCCGCAGGGTATCCACATAGTCGTAGTAGTTCTTCAAATCGCTTTCGCCGGTGGCGTTCATGCCGGCAGGAGAGCGTCCGAACAGCTTCGTCATAGGGTAGTGGGATGCGCCGCACAGGTTCAGGCACATGCTCTCGTACACTTCCTGCAGGCCGGTGAAGGTGTACTGTGTATTGTTGATCTTGTTGCCCTGTTCCACCAGCTGTACACCAAAGTTGGAGCGCAGCACACTCTGGGCCTGCATGGTGTTCCAGAAGCGCCGCTGCACATCCGGGCTGGAAAGGGAAAGCAGCTGTTCCAGACCCTTGACCTCCATGGTGTTGATGTTGGCCTGAAAGGTTAGCGCTGCCATGTTGGCCGAAACATTATCGTGGGCCACAACATCCTTGTACAGGGCTTCCACCTCGGATTCGCCCCAGTAAAGCTCCGCCTGCCGTTCCAGTTCCGGCAGTTCTCTGCCAATGAACCGGACGACGCGGGAGTGATGCACCCGGGTGACGATATGCCCGGCGGCATCGTTGATGGAATAGAACGCAGGCACCACCTCGCCACCCTCAAAGGTCAGGCCCGGTTCCGGTGAGATACCCTGCCAGCGGTCAAGGATGTACAGGCCCCGGAAACTGCCGGGCTGGATGCTGTCGGGGTCCAGCGGTTGGGAAAGGTCGGTCTGCCCGGCGATCAGGATCAGCCCGGCGGCACCGCCATACAGGCGACCCCATTTCAGGCCGGTGGAAATACATCTGCGCAGACCGGCGCGCTGCTCAGCACGATGCAGAGCTTTCAGCTGATCGGGCGCAGCGTCCTTGAGTTCGTACCATTCCCGCAGCATATCGTCCACCATCAGGCCAACAACATTCTGCACGACCCAGTTTTCACGGTAGAGGCTGTTGAGCAGCGCATAGTTGCCGGTCATTCGGGTGAGCGGATAGCTGGTGGCTTCCAGCGGGCTCTGGCTGCCATAGCCCAGCCGGAACAGCGGGTTGGAGAAAGCATCCAGTGTCAGGGTATTCGATTGTGTGCCCCCGGCGGGGCGGTTCTTGTTACGCCTGGACATGCTCAAACCTCCAATCAAATGAAAATCGCACCCTATCATTCGATAAGATGCGATTGTATGGTTATTTGTATTTGGGACTATTCCGCCTGTTAGAGCACTGTTCTTTCATCGTTGCCCATCGGCAGTTCGTGGGTTCATAATTCCCGTCGTTATCGATTCGGTCGATGCTCAGTTCATCAGAATAGCCGTTTGCTAAAGCCCAGTCTCTGAAAGCCGCAAAGTCGTTGAGCCATACTTCACACATATGGATTCCACGAGCGCCGTACCACTTGAACTCTTTGCAAGATGGAGAGTAGCAACGCTCTTTCATATGGTGCCAGATGCGGTAGAGACGCGGGGTGTCTCTTCGGCCATAATGTTTGACGTGTCTTTTTGCTGTGGTTTCTGAACGGAGACAGCCGCATGACTTTGTGGTGCCACTCAATAGTTCTTGACGTCCAATAATTTTTGTTTGCCCACAGTCGCATTTGCACAGCCAGCGGGCTTTGTTATGGCTATCGTTGGCGGCTCTTTCAATAACGACGAGTCGCCCGAATCGATAACCGGATAAATCAGCAGGATACTTGAACTTTGCGCACCCACAGGAACGCGAAAGCCCTCTTCTGAGGGAATTACCATCGACAACTGTAGTATTGCCACAATCACATTGGCAAATCCAACGTGCTGCACCAAAACGATTATTGGGGCCACGCTCTTTAACAGTAAGCTTTCCGAAGCGCTGTCCAGTCAAATCAATCAACCGTGAACAACCACACGATTGTGTGATTCCTGTTTTAAGAGAGTTGCCAAACACAACGATTTCGGTGCCACAGTCACAATGACAGACCCATCGAACATTTCCACCTGCTCCATTGGGTGCTCGCTCAGTAACAACAAGTTTTCCAAAGCGCTGTCCTGTTAAGTCAATAAATTTTCCCATTAACGAACACCGCCTTTCCGGCGGGCGCGTTCTTCGCGCACTCCGCTGATGCGGCCAGCCATAAAAATGTCGGCCAAGAAAGTGTAAAACTGGGTGGCATCACTCTTCAACGGGCGCGCACAGTACATATCGGCCATATCCTTGGCCCAAGCCAGTTCTTGAGGGGCGTGAGTTACTCGATACTTCACAGCTTCGTTTGGTGTGCAGAGAATCGTATTCATGATTTTTACCTCTTATTCTCTTGTAAGAGGTAACGCCAAATGGTATAATAGATTTACCAGATGGCAATACCTCTGGTGTCTTATAACGCTTTGCCCAAGATTTCCAGTCGCCGGGCAAGGCGTTATTCTTTTTTCAGACCTTCATAGACTAGCTTTATGCCCTGACGGATTACGTCCGCTTTTGTCATTCCGGTTTCTTTACAGCAGAATTCTAACAGCTGTACGTCAGTATCAGACATTCGGATTCGCGTGTCATGGGTCTTTGGCTCGGCCGTAGGTCGTCCAGTTCTTGGCGACATTCTATCACCTCACTTTTGTGTCACCGTAAATATTATAACTTTTGGTTACACAAAAGTCAAGAACTTTTTATTCTCCATATCGCCAGTGGGGAATAGCGGTGTTACATAGATAACGAACGACATCGCAACCGTGGTCATCTTCCTTTATGGGCTTTTCAATGCCAACGAGTGCGGCTTTATCATCCCAGTGATACGATTCGAGTTCATCAATCGTTCCTTTGCAGTCTGAGCAAATTTTAAGCAGGCATCGGCTCATCAAAGTGGATACCCGGCGGATACCGTTCAAAACGTCATTGTCAGCTTCCATGACATAGACCCCTCGGCGACGCAATGCTTCGATAAAAGATGCGGCAGAAGGGTCTATGATGGTGGCACAATAACTCTCGCCCATAAAAGCCATAAAATCATCAGCATATTCTTCGTCGGTTTTCTGCTTTCGCTCTCTGCGACTTGTCCAGCGGTATTCTCTGGTAATCCACAATATATTTCCGTCGTCATACGCTTCGAGCAGAACAGTATCGTTACGAGTGCCATAATCTACGCCAATCCACCGGACTGCAACAGAACGCAAGCCAATCGGCTCTTCGCCAAGCTTGAACACATTTCGCCCACGGTCGAACATATCGTAGATCAGCCCTTCTGCGGCTTTGCGCTGGCCCAGAATGTCACGGGCGTACCAGATACTTTTGCGGTCATAGGTGGCAAGCACGGCCCGGAGCTGCTCGTCCGAGATGCTCATGTTGTCCGCAATGGTGAAGTGTCCATAGTTCAGGCCGTAGGCGGGATTTTCGCGCTGCTTTGCTTCGTGGAAGTCCAGCACGGTCTTGTAGTACCAGTGACCCTCAGCCTTGGGGTTCAGGTCGTGAAACACTTTTCTGTCCGGGCTGGACAGGGTACGGTCGAACACTTCCTGAATGAATGCTTCGCTGCACTCGTTCACCTCGGTGATGTATGCGGTACCGTAGGTGTTGCCCTTGATGAGCTTTTCATCACCGGCTTTGCCACCGCCGGATACCAGCACCACCTTTTCGCCGGTGGCCGTCTGAATGTACAGGCAGTCGCGGTTCTGGTAGGTGCCCTCACGGCATCGGCCCTCAAAATAGTTTTTCAGGCCAAAACCGTCACAGTCCAGAATGTTCAGCCGGGCCGTTGCAGTGGATACGCCCGCAATGAGGTGTATTCTGCTGGGATGCTTTTCCAGAATGGTGCAGTAAGCCATGGTGATAAGAACGTTCTTGCCGCCGCGCTTGCCGCCCTCGGCAACGTTGAACCAATGGTCGAAGCAGTTCCAGAAGAACCGCATCTGGTTTTCAGAAAATGGAGCCGGAATGTTCATTCTTCAAAGTCCTTGATATCGCGGTTTGGAACAGGCCGTTGCAGCAGATCCGCAAGGGTCTGTATGTCGTTATTTTGAGCAGCGGCATTTTCTTTTTCGGATGCGTCTTTGTACATACCCAGATGCTTGCCCAACAGGTCAAGTGCTCGGAGCTTATCTGCAAGTTTGACCTCGTGTTCCAAACCGTCCTCGCCAAAGCTCTTGACCTTGATGGACTGAATCGCGGCCAGATCGTCCCGCGAGGCATCCAGCTTGACGGATGCAGTCTCCGGGTCGATCAGGTCGCTGGCGTTTGCAAAAGCAATCTTCGCAAGCTCCCTCACGACGCGATCAGCAGATACACCGGTTCGGCGGCTCTGCTCGGCCTGCAGCTGGGCAAGACGATTTTGAACCATAACATTTGATAACAGGCGAGCACTCTGCTCTTGGGCTGTTTTGGGGCTGTATCCGGCGCGGATGGCCGCCTGTGTCGCGTTCAGGTCGATCATATACTCTTCACAGAACCGCGCCTGCTTGTCGGTCATCCTCACCACCTCTCTTGCCGTAAAATCAAAAAGCCGCCCGGAAGATCCGAACGGCGGGATATTCAAAAAAATAAGCAGCACCCATGCATTCAGTTTGACGGACAGGCGTAAAACGGGCGGGTGCCGCTGCATCTGGAACTTTCGCGGCCAGATGCCCCGCTATGCTTTGCACAGCCGTCCCCCGACTGTACATTGCATGGCGCTCTGGGCAGGCCTTGAACCTGCAACCTACGGTTTTGGAGACCATCGCTCTGCCAATTGAGCTACCAGAGTAAAAAGCCGCCCTTGGAATCGAACCAGCCGTGTCTACACACACGCGCCGCGCTCCAAACTGCGCTCAGGCGGCCATATAAAAACAGCTCCGGTTCTCCGCCGGGGCTGTTGGTTGGCGCACATTCTGTCAGGAAAGCTACACCTTGGCAAGGATTCTAAGGCCTTTTCTTGGCACGGGAGGTTGCACGTGCGGCCTTGCGGGTTGTCTAGTCCATGCGCCATACGGTGCGATACGGCGGAATCGAACCGCCTCCTGTCTCTCATGAGCGGCAGGCTGCCTTTGTTTCAGTGTATCGCATAGAAGCAGTCCGCGAAGTGCCAGTGAGAAGTAGCTATCCCGTCGAGTAAGGAAGTAATCGATGATGTCTGTGGAGGATGCACTTCGGAGACTGCGTATATCGGTGGGCCTTTCCGGCTCTGCCGATGGTACCACGATAACACAGATGCCGATAACAAGTAAATACCAGAGCGTGTAAAAACAATGCCCTCTGACATTGTGCAAAATGTACAGGGTCAACTAAGATTCAATTCATTCGTGAGTTCTGCCAGCTGCGCCAGACCTTCCGAAATGGCCCTTGAGACCTGAGACGGATTGGAATAACCGACTTCAGGCGCGATCTCGGCATGTCGCTTGCCTTCCACAAAAGACAGGATCAGACACCGGCTGCGTTTGATCGATACCGGATCAGCATGAAGCAGGTAAGCCACATCAATGGCATCTTTCTGCATCTCGGCATACTGGCATTTCAGTTCGGCCAGTTTTGTTTCCGCGTCCATGGCTGCATCGCTGTTGGTGCCAACTTTGTCACTGGTGCCGGAATGGCCCGGCGCACCGGAGTTGCTGGAGGTAGTCGTGGTGGCGGCGCTGCGCAGGCTTTCGATGTGTTCCTGCTGCTGCCGGATCAGCGCCCGCATCCGGGGCAGGCGTTCAAACCACGACCGGATTTCCTGCACACCACTGATCTCTCCCGGCTTTAGGACATCACTCTCGGGTGTCCATGTTCTGATATCTGCCATTCCCAGCATGATCTCCTTCCAGTTTTTTCAGCAGCCCATCCACGTCATACCGCCAGTGAATTCGCAGCAGGTGCTGCTCCACCTCAATGCCGTTGAGGGCGGCCCACTGCCACGGGATACTTTTGCGGGTCTGGGTCTGCATGTACTCCAGCACAGCGCTGGCGGGCACGGCAAAGGTGCGGTTCACCTTGCCGCGGTAGTTTATCACCACATGGGCCGTCTGGCCCTTGTAGGAAGCCGCAGCGGCCATGTCGGTGATATGTTTGAGCTTATGATATTTCTGTTTGTCCCGGTCAAAGCTGCCAAAGATCTTCGTCAGCGGGATGCTGGGTGTTTCGATGGTCTTGAGTTCAAAATAGTGGTGCATGGGGTAACGGTAGACATCGAAGTCACAGATGTTGTCCACAGAGAAGCTCAAGTTTTCGTTGCCGCCGTAGTAGGTAGCGGCGCTGTCCTTCAGCCGATAGCACCAGGCATCCGGCGGCATGGACTTCTTCCAGTCCGCTTCAAACTGTTTTCCGGTATTCAAACGGTTCTCCTTTCTGCGCAGCTGACAGAGGGCGGCACCCGCCGTCGGATCCGGGTAGTGTTCAGGGTTCCGATACATCGGATACGTCCTCCTTTGCTGCTTCTTTTTTTATCAGCGGCCTGCGCCGCGTGGCATTCTTCAGCCAGTCGTTCCCGCTGGGCTCGGTTCGGTCTACACGTTTATTCCGTCCGGCTCCGATCGGATTCGTCAGGCGGTACTCCTCGGCAGACCTGCACCCTTGCGATTCAGCTTCTGCCAGCGCCTTGCGGACATAGGCCCAGCTGTGCCCGCCCAGATCAGAACACTTCAGGATCACGGCAGAGACCAGTTCTGAACCCAGCCGATCCGCGTAGGCCATCAGCTCAGCTTTACTGGTGGCACTCAGCTTGCAGATACAGGATTCAAATTCATCCACTGCAGGATGGGTCGTCGTCCTCGTCCCGGCAGTCTCGCGCGCACGCGCAGACGACGATTGTTTTAATGGTTTCTTTGTTATATTTGTTAAGTTGTTGTCGGCAGCCTGTCGGTTGCCTGTCGCCTGACTGTCACTTTGCCTGTCAGCACCAACGAGCAAATTATAATTATTGATTGAAACAACGCTGTATTTTGGCCCGGTTCTGACTGTCACATAGCCTGTCGCCTGCAAGTGCTCCAAAGCAGTCCGAACATTCCGAATTGACAAATTCAGCTGTTTTGCCAGCTGAGATTGGCTTGTAACCAGTTCTCCGGGGTGGATGGTGATGCCCTGCCACTGCTTTTCCTGCCAGTTGGCCGTGAGCAGCAGATGAAAGAACAGGCGGGCGGTGTTGGGTTCGGTATACCATTCCCAGTCGATCAGACCGCGGGGAAATGCTACGAAGCCGCGTGTTGTGTCGATGCCCACAGCCCGACCTCCTTTCGTGTGAAATGCCCGTATAGCCGGATAGCACAGCTTGCGAGGTCAGAACGGCAGGTCGTCGGCATCATCGTTGATGAGGTCATACTCGGCAGAGGGGGCTGCTTCGGGTGCAGCAGTGCTGCGCGGTGCGTAATCCGCAAGAGCTTCACCGGGGTACATCTGCGCACCCTGAAGGTCTGCCGGGTTTGCTGCCGGTTCTGCAGGTTCCGGCGGAGGGCCGGGCTGTGCCATCAGGTCGATCATCTGCTGCAGCCAGCGGAATGTCACCAGCCCGCCGGGCTGAACATCATCCGCGTCCACATCGTAGTAGATCTTGCCGTTATACTCCCGCTCTTTCAGCTTTTGAGCAAAAACCGTGACCTGATCGCCTTTCTGCAGCATGCCATCCCACTGGTCAATGCCGTGCCAGAGGTTCACGCCCACAAAGAAGCTCTGCCATTTGCCGGATTCATCCTGTGTGCGGCTGGCTTTCAGGTCGAATTTCAGCACCCGCTTCTGCCCGGCATCCCGGAGCACCGGGTCTTTGGCGATCTCGCCGTGCAGCATGATGCCGTTCTTGGTCTGGACGATCATGCATCATCACCGCCAAACGGATCATCGGCGTTTTCCTCTGCAGAGGGTGCATTCGGGGCAGGGATCAGGGTGCCTGCCGTCTTGCGGTGACGGTGGGAGCCTGCGTAAGGATCCAGCACCGGCAGATCTTCAGGCGGCACCTCGCGGGCGGTGCTTTCAGCGTCCACACGCACCTCGCTCTCATCGTACAGAGCGCCAAAGGTAGACGGGAACGCTTCACGAAGGGCGTGCACCAGCGCTACCTTGCGGATCATGGTGGCCTTTTTGCCGTTCCAGAGGGATTTGCCGGTGTCATACTCGCTGAGCTTGACTTCCTCATAGCTGGCGCGGGTGCGGTCCTTGCGGTAGACCTTTGCCCAGCCGCCGAGAAGGGTCTCGCCGCCGTCTCCATCATAGACGATAGATCCCTCACGGTTCAGCAGCTGGCCATCTGCGGTCAGAACGATTACGCCAGCTTCAAAGCCGTCAAAGTTGGGGTTGCGCTCGGCCATCTGCAGATAGCAGTTCTTGCCCAGCACGATGGTGCTGGCGGTGTCATCGTTCTTGTTGTCGTAGTGAATCAGGTAAGCCTCTTTGGTAAAGGGGTTCAGCTTGTACTGCTTGCAGGTCTCCAGAAAGATCTTGCACTCGGTGTCGGTGGCTTTGTCGCAAATAAAACGCCGTACTTCGTCAAAACTGACGACGAGGTGCTGGCCATCGGCAGCAGTGATCTCCACCGGAACGGACGGGGATGCGGCCTGCATAGCAGTGCTGCCTGCACGGTTGGCGTTCTGGACGGAACGGTTTGCCAGAGCCTGTGCATTGGAAACGGACGAAGTAGGCGCGGGTGCGCCGGAACGAGTAAGTGCCATAAGTAAATACCTCCAAAATTATTTGATAGAACCATAGCGAAAACCGCGCTCTGCGGCTCCCTGCTTGAACCATGCGATATCCTCGCGGGTGAACTCTACCCAGAAACGATACTGCTTGCGGGCAGGAGCTTCCGGCTGGGCAGGTGCTGCAAAGCGCTGCAGCACTTCACAGTCCAGCCGTCCGGAAGCGGTGATAAAGGCGTTGCGTTGGGCGCTCTGTTCAGCTTCCGCCTTGAGCTGACGCTCTTCCTCAGTGGGAGGGATGATCACCGGTGCGGCTGCGCGGGCACGTTCTGCGGCCTGCCTTTCTGCTTCTGCGCGGCGCAGCTTTTCCCGGTTGTCCTGCAGGCGCAGGTGTTCGGCAAGCGCGGCGTTCAGATCCAGAACACGAAGATATCCCAGCTTGCAGGCTTCAGCATCTTCGCCGCAGGTGTCCTGAATGATTTTCAACTCTTTCCGCCGTGTTTCAACATCCCGGCGCAGCTCCCGGCTGGCCTTTGCCAGATCATAGGTTTTGTTCAGCCACTGGGGCACAAGCAGGCGGTCAAAGGGGATAAGCTCCCGCAGTTCTCCGATGCAGTCGGCATAGACAGCCCGCAGCGCATCCTGCTTATCCTGCCGCTCGGCTTCCTCCACAGCCTTGACCTGCTGGTCAATGGCACCGGAGACAGCCTTGCACTGACCCTGCATCTGCTTGGCACTCTGCAAGAACTCTTCCAACGGCTTCATGTAAAAAGCCTTGGCGCTGCGGGCGGCATCGCTGAGCTGCTTGTCCAGCTTGTTCACGGCGGCGCGGTCAGCCTTGGCATCCTTGATGGTGTCCGGGGTGTAGATGCGGCCGGTGTAGGCGGCCAGCATCTCGGTCAGATTCTGCTGCACCTCGGCTTCGTTCCACCGGATCGCGGGCAGTTCCGGGTGCTCCACCCGGACGGTCAATTCATTCGTCATTTTCGGGATCCTCCTGTTCTGCTTCCTGTTCGCGTGGCAAAAAGTAATAGTTGTCGGGCGGCTCAAGCGGCGGGCCGTAGCCGTCCAGCGCAAGATCATACATCGGGTTCATCAGCTGCACCTCCGTCATAATCTGCGGGCTGACGGCAGAGCAGGGAAGCTTCTTCCATGATGCTGTTCAGTGCGCCGCACAGGGTCTGGAAGGTGCTCTCCAGATCTTCACCGGTCAGGCGGGAATAGCTGCCTTTGCAGGTGTCCCATGCCGAACGGAACAGGCTGGCGCAGTAGTTGGCGGTCTCAAAATCGGCCTGTGTATTGTCATTGGCGCGGGCTTGGAGTGTGGCCAGCTGTTTGCGCAGGGCAGTGTTATCCTTGGCAAGTTCAGAATTCCGGGCATCTGCAAGGCCCCAGGCCTTTTCTGCTGCCAGACGGTCCAGTTCTTCCTCATCCCACTGGTGAGCCAGAGCTTTGGCCCGCCGGTCTACCTCTTCCTCATCCACCACGGCAGCGATGGGCTGCTTTTTCAGGGCCGCATTTTCTTCTTGCAGCTTATCCGCCCGGAGCTTTGCCGCTTCGGCCACCTGCCGGGAGCCGGAAAGCTGATTCTCAGCATCCTTGGCCCGGGCTTCGGCCTTGCTCTGCATCTTCCATGCTTCCTCTTCGCGGGCCTCGGCAGAGTCGGCGCGCTCTTTCAGCTGGGCGTTCTGCTCTTTCAGGCCGCTGATGTCGGCAAGAGCGGATTCGTAGCGGCTTTCTGCTTCTTCCCGCTTTTCCGTGTCCTTATGGGTCTGGGCTTCGGCGCTTTTCACCAGCTCCTTGAAATAGGCATTTTCCTTGCGGGCGTTCTGAGCGGACTTCTCGGCGGCATCGGCACGGTCTTTCTCCGCTTTGAGCTGGGCCATAAGCTCCTGATACTCTTTGTAAGTAGTGATGTCACCGGTAAAAACGGCTTGCTTGACCACCTCCGGGGTGCTGGGCTTGGCAGCGGCATACAGCAGTTTCAGGGGCTGTACGTCCAGAATGGACCTGCCTTCCAGCTGGATGTTGCCGAACTGTTCGGCAACTCTCACCATGTTGTCACCGGTGTCCCGGCTGATACCGACAGCGGTGCACCACTTGCCCCAGCTGCCCTGATAGTGGTTTGCGGTCAGATCGTGGGCGTGCTTTGCGGCCATAATGCGGGCCATATTGCCGGTGATGAAGGTCTGCGCATCCTGCAAAAGCAGGGCGTTTGTCTGGTCGTCTGCACCAAAGTCAAAGGTGGGCGCGGTACTCGAGGGCACAGGCGCGTTTTCGTCTGCACTGACCGGAACACCGGGTGCGTCGGCAGCAGTCGCCAGTTCCGTCGTAGGGCTTGACCCCTCCGGTGCTGCCGGGGATGCCGCAGTTTGGCTTCCCGCAGCAGTGGCAGCATCCGAACACTGCACGGATGGGGTAGGGTGTTCTTCCATCGGTTCAATGGGCGCGTTCTTGCAGGGCTTGGCATTTTTCAACGCGTCCAGCATTGCGCAGTCGATTTCGTACTCATCCAGCGGGGCGAACTCCGCGCCGTTGGTCAGGAACTCCTGCGGGGTCAGCTTCTTGTCTGCTGCCTTGGCCCGCTCAAATTTCTGCGTCATGAGGTGGCTTTCTTTCCAAATGCTGCCGTCCCAGCGCCAGAACCGGCCACGGTAATAGGCATAAACCGTTTCGTTGGAAAGTTTGGAACTGATGATGTAGTCCGTCATACCCGCACCTCCGTGTCCTTGAGGCGGTCCAGCATCTCGGCCTGCACATCCTTGCTCATGGGCTGGATGTTGTTGCCTTTCCAGCCATAGCAGAGGATAGGGCCGTAGATATGCTGGCCGCGATAGATACGGTTCAGGTCTCTGCCCATGATGCCGTACACCAGCACTGCCGGGGTGCGTGGCAGGACTTTCTGCTCACAGGGGCACCGCAGCAGTGCTTCGATGCCCTGCAGCGTGTCCGGCAGGGTGGTGACTACCGGTTCTTTGCCCGGTTTGATCAAAATTCCTTTCATTGTAAAACCTCCGATTTTGTGATATCATCGGGGTGATGAAGTCGTTCAAACTCATCATCCCTTGCAGCTCGTCGGTGTTGGCGCACCGGCGGGCTTTTTTCGTATAGTGCGTACCGGCGGCAGGCTGTCCACCTCGCGGCGGTCGATACGTTCCCGCGCAAATGTGTACTTGTAAGTTCGATGGCTGCCGCTGAGCCCATGGCTGACGGCCGACGCAAAGCTGTTCGCGCTCTTGTAGCCCAGCCGCCGGGCACACATTTCGGACGTGCCGGATGCCAGCAGATCGCCGGTCTTTGCGTCCCAGACGGTGTACCACATGACGCGGGCAGGTTTTTCATTATGCGCCCTGTAATCCCTGCAATATTGGTTGTGGCGCTCTCTGCGGCAGGAAGCGCAAAAGCGCAGGTTGCCAGCAACATTTTCCATCACCTTGCCGCAGTCCAAACAAACGCGGGTAAAGTGCTTTCCTTTATTCATGGGTGGTGTCAGCCCGCCTTCCTTCCGCTCTTCACGGTGTTGCGGGGCTGCTGGTGAATCTTGCGGGGCCGCTTCTCACGCGCTTCGGCTGCAAAGCCCTGCAGCATGAAGAAGATTGCCAGCAGGATCAGCACCATGGCCGTAATGAACGCACCGTCCGAGACGGTGCCCAGTGTCTGGGCAGTGCCCTCAACGCCCATGCCGTACAGCAGGCCTACCACAAAGCAGGCCATTGCCAGCCAGTACCATACGCCGGATTTGATTCTCATGCGGTTTCATCCTCCTTGCCCACTTCCGGGAAGAAAAGCTCCCCGATCTCGTCCTGCTGAATGTCCAGCAGTTCACACATTGCCGCGATCTCTGCGCTCGTCCACGGCTGGTTCCCGTGCATCCTGCCGCTCATGGTGTCACGGCCAATGCCGATGTACTCAGCCACTTCCTGATCCCGGAATCCGCAGCTGTGGAACCGGCCCCGCAGCTTCCAGTATGGGATCTGCTTGAAAGTGCCGCGAATAGTTGATGTGTTCAACATTTTATTCCTCCTTCTTTTTGGCGGGCAGCCCATCCAGCAGGCTGTCCATCAGGGCAGCGTAGAACGGGTAGCCTTTGGCGACGATGGTCAGGCTGTCAATGGCGTTGGTAAGGAAGCTCTGGGAGCCGCGCACCACGTTCTCCATGGTGCGCACCGTGTCGCAATGCTGGCCGTAAATGGCCTTGAACTCGCCGCACAGGGCCTTGACCTGCATATACTTGGCCTTGCTGTCCTCGCGGTTCTTGCGGCACTCATCCAGAAAAGCGGTGTTCTCGTCCAGCTTCTTCCGGGCTTCGATCACCCGGTCGATGGCGTTCTGGATGTTGGCATCCTGCACGGCCCGCTGCTCTTTGTGCTGCGCGGCCAGCTGCTTTTCCATTGCATTGAACGCGGAAATGTACTTCAGCTTCCACTGCACCGCCTCCTTGCCGGTAAAGCCCATGGCCAGCAGCGAAAAGCCGTCCCGGTTCATCAGGTACATGGGGTACTTCTTGCCAGTGCCTGCGGTGTACTCGCTCTGGTAGAACATCTGGGTCACAGCGCAATTTTGCGCTGTGATACTCTTGATGGCGCGGAGCACGTCTTTGTGCTCCTTGCCAAAGCGCTTGGCAACGTCCCGGCTGGATGCCACTGGTTCGCCGTTCTGGGTGGATAAGATAATTTCGTTCATGGTGAATATGTACCTCCTTGTGGGTGACTCCCTTCTGCGGTATACTTGAGCGGAAGGGAGATGTTGAAATGCCTGAAACAAAATTTAGATGTCCATATTGCGGAGTTGAATTTATCGAGAAAAGTGATAATACGAAAATCCGAACGATTGATTACGGCCGAGATGCGGACGAATTAGCGATAACTGGCTACACATGGCTTGATCATGAAATCCAAGCTCGTTACCACTGCTGCCCAGCGTGTGAGAGATATTCCGTTCGGATTACAGGATTCGACAACGCTTTCTCATTGACGTATCCTCCGTATACGGGAATGGTTCTGCCAGATTACATCCCGGAAGCCATCAGAACAGATTACCTTGAAGCTTGTTCTATTCTGGATAAAAGTCCAAGGGCGGCTGCTACGCTGGCCCGCCGCTGCTTGCAAGGAATGATTCGGGACTTCTGGGGAGTCCATGACAGAAGCTTGGCGAAAGAAATGGAAAGGATTCAAGATAAAATTCCCGCGGATTTGCATGAAGCGCTTAAAAACCTTCGTGAGCTGGGTAACATCGGTGCCCACATGGAAACAGATGTGAATCTGATTGTTGACATCGATCCAGGCGAAGCCCAAAAGCTTATCAAGCTTCTGGAAGTGCTTTTCAAAGACTGGTACATCGCACGGCATGACCGCGAAGAACTGTATAATGACATCCTTGCTATAAATCAGGATAAGCAGGAGCAGCGTCATCGGTCCTGAACATCATTCACACTAAGAGAATCCGGCACTTCGGAGCATCCGAAGTATCCGATTTGTAAAGATATGTAGATATTCCCGACACCGTTTTGGTCATGATGAAGGCTTAGAATCCTTACATCATCATGACGGATCAGTTCCTTCAAAAGTTCTCCAGTCGGCACATCCTTCAGCGCCCAGCGTTCCTCTTCCACAGGTTCGCTGGGCTTTTTGTTGTTGTCCATGTGTTTCACCTCCTTGTGTGCACCTCGCTCCTGCGGTAGAATAAAGGGGCAGAAGGGAGGTGAAAAAATGAGTGATATTCAAAAACTTGCCTACTATCAGCGGGAAGTTGCGAAGATGGCTGCCTTTACTTCTACGGCAACACGGCTGGCAGGATGTGTGGATCCAGCGCTTTTGAAAGCTGGAGTTATAGGCTCTCAGCTCCAGGCAACTGGAATGATAAACCCGTCATTGGCCCGGTTCATTGCGGAGCAAAACTCAATCATGCAAAAATTTTATCCGGGCATGGCAGCACAGCTGTATGCCAACACCTATAAGTTTGCGGCGGTAACAAAGGCAGCTTCATCGTTTACCAAAACCATGGAACTGGCAAACCGTCTGGCTCAGGATTGGGAAGAAGCTCCGCTCTTGAGAGGTGAATGCGCTGAAATCTCAGTCGAAGATGCCAGAGCGGTGGTTGAAGAAGTAAAGCCGTATATGCCAGAAATGGCAGTGACAACTATTGATGAAAAACTCGCAAAAACTAAAACCGCCGATGTAAAGATTCCTTGGGACAAAATAAAGGAAACCATTCTGTTCATTGTAGCCATCTGGTCGTTGCTTCTTCAGCTCAAACCGGATCCTCAAACAGAGATTCAAGCTGAAATGCTTGAACTGCAAAAGCAGGAAACAGAGCGATCAGAGGAATTTCGACAACGAACCGAGGAGCACTTCAAAATTGTTGAGGATGCGCAGGAACGAATCGTTCAAGCTGTTGAGATGTTTGTAGACCAGCTCATCGAAGCTGATAATGAGAGCGATGGTGTCGCTAAGGCGATTGATTCGCAGGACGTTTTGGAAAACTGCGATGCTTTGCAGCAACAGGCTGACCACTAGCAATGATGTTGTTCTTTTCAAGCGCTTGATTTCTTTCTCCATCTTTACCCAGCGTTCCTCTTCCACAGGTTCGCTGGGCTTTTTGTTGTTGTCCATGTGTTTCACCTCCTTGTGTGCACCTCGCTCCTGCGGTAAAATGGAGAAAACAGGAAGGATGTGATAAAAAATGAGCGAAAATAAAGAAATTGAAAAGCTTACAGGTTATCATCGTGAAGCTGCGAAGATGGCTGTTTTTACCTCTACGGTAAAGCAGCCGGACTGCAGTCAGCTTACAGAAGAACAGTTGAAAGCTTTACTTGATGCCTGCGACCACTCAAAAAGCTCGTATGCTGAGGAAGCGGCTTCCGAAGACCTGCGTGAACTGCGAGAAAAATTTGAGCAGAGCCAGAAAGAACATTGCGAAGTTCTGCACAAGTTGCAAGAACAGCATGATGCAGAGATGAGAGATCAGGCCAAAGAAAATAGATTCAACCGAGTATGCAATGTGATCGCAATTTTGATTGCGGCTGCATCGATGTTCATTTCTTTAGTAAAATGACAACCAATGCCAGAATCTGGATGCAAAGAGCAAAGATTTGCATTTCGTGGTTCTTCATCTTCTTCACCTCCTTTGGATGGCGGGCAAGTATGTATTTTTCACTATGGATGTGCTATCATAAAGACACCCCAAAACGGAAGGAGGTGAAAAAACATGAGCTTGTCATTGACTAAAATGGCTGTTCTTACTGGATATGCAAATACCATTTCCCTCAAAGAATTTGCAAAGAACCGTTTATTTCTGGTGACACCTGCTGGCATGATCAGCGGTATCCCCGTATTTGATGAGGAAAATAGCAATCCGAACATTGCCGTTGCGCAGACAGTTAACTCCTCAGCTCTCAAGGCCGTTTCCAAAGCTGCTTCTGCTGAAGAAGAAAGTCCGCAGACGGGTGAAAGCTGTGAGTTTATTCTGCTAAAGGATGCTCGTCTGGAAACCACAAGTCCCGTTGTGAATTTCCCTGTTCTGACTGTCTTTTGTGACCAGATCATTGCTGTGACCCTTGGCACTGATCTCACCAATGGCTAACACCTCGCGATTTTGCCGCCCTTGTACCGCTAATACAAGGGCGGCAATTTCTTTGGGTTCACCAATGATTTTGATTTTCATGCTTTTCACCTCCTTTTGAATTGCGCACAATACGTGCTCATTCTGCGAAAAAAATTTCTTCGACACTCTGGCCGAAATACTGAGCAATGCGCTTTTTGATCTGGTCGCGGGGAATGCGTTCGCCGCGCTCATACATAAAGAGCGCCGAAGTGCTGATTCCAAGCGCATCAGCAACGGTTTTTGCGTCCATTTCGCCGCGCAATGCGCGCAGCTTGTGGCCGATGGTCTTACCGTCCAT